TCGCGCCACGCCGAGCGGGTTGCCGCTCACGATCGACAGGGCGTTGCCGCGCTGCCCCGAGATGTAGGCGCAGGCCACGTCGAGGCGCTTGGCGCCACGGACCTTGAAGCCGACCGAGTTGAGCGCTGCGTTCGTCTGCGAGTCCAGGATGTCGAGGCGGCCGATGGACAGGTCGGACACGTCGGCGTCGTCCTGGATGTTCACACCACCACTCGCCCCGCCGTCGCAGATCAGGTGGTTGATGTGGCCACTGTTGCTCTCGCCGGCCGACGTCGTGGAGCTGTCGTACTGCAGGCTCCATCCGCCGTTGGCGAAGGCCGACATGCGGACTCCGGTGAACTGCGCCACGCGGTCGATGAAGAACCCGTCGCTGGCGTTGCTGTACGACTCGACGTTGCCGAAGAACACCTCGGTAGCACCCGCGTAGGTCAGGCCGGTGTTCTCGAACCCGGCAACCCACATCCCGATCGAGCCGTTGCTGTACGCCTGCGTCTCGTCGACGTGCAGGTAGCGGTCACCGATGTTCTTGAACCCGGACGTGCCGTTGCTGTGAAACCGGCACCCGATGATCTTGTTCCTCTTGGACTTCGTCGAGGCCGTCGACTTCTCGGTCTCCATCAGCATGCCAAGAGCCGCACCGCCCTTGACCTCCACGTTCTCCATGCGGAAGTCCTGGATGTTCCAGGTCCGAACGACGGCAGTCGAGCACTCGCCGTTGCCGTCGACGGTCATGTTGCGCAGGCCGCAGTACGACGTGACTGTCGCGCTGCCGTCGTCGAGCCCGAAGTGGATGGCCGACGTGATGCTCGACCCGGTCTTTGCCTTGAGCACAGTGTTGCCAGGCCCCTGGCCTTCGATGATGAGTCCGCTCGCGTCGAGCAGCACCTTGCTCGCGTCGATGGTGTAGGTGCCGCGGGGTAGCAGGATCTCGCACGACAGCGGGGCGAACGCCTTGGCGACAGTGACCGCTGCGTTGAGCGCGGACGAGGCGTCGGCGCCGTCGGTTGGCGCAGCGATGGCAGCGGCCAGCACGTTCACCTTCGGCGACACCACGTTGACCAGGAAGTTGGTCTCGACCTCGCCGTTCTCGACGCTGAGCGTGAGTTGCTCGGCGAACGCCTCCAGGTCAGCACCGGGGTCCTTGTTCGGGCCGATGCTGACGGGCGTGCGCCCGGTGAAGTAGGTGTTGGCGGCGATGCCCATTAGCAGACGTACCCGTCGACGTAGACGTCGTAGGTATTCGGCACGGCGGCGGTCGACGTCGACCCCTTCACCGCGAGCAGGTTGCCCATCGCGCCGGACCCGTCGTCGGTGACAGCGAAGACGCTCACCAAGCTGCCGGTGAGGTCGGCGCCCGGGGTCTCGCCGCTGATCGACACGTAGTGGCCCTCGGCATAGAACTCGGCAAGCTCGGCGGCGCCACCGTTCACCGCGGCCTGGATAGTCACCAGTGCGCCGGCGATCGGGTCGTGCTTGTCGGACTCGAGCACCGTGCCGCCCGAGCGCGGGGTGTCGGCGAGGTCGACGTCGCGTGACGTTCCGTCGATGCTGTTCGTTGCGTCCAGCAGGTCGCCGCCAGGGATCGTGTCGCCGAGCGCGATGATCTGCTTGGCCGGGAACAGGACGTGCATGCCCGTGCCGAGCTGGTCGATCATCCTGGCCTTGACTGTCGCGGTGCTGCCGGATGTGTTGGCTTCCGCGGCCACGGCGAAGGCGCCGAGCGGGACGCCGAAGCTGCGCTTGCCGGCCGACACGTAGGGGTTCGTCACGAGCCCGCCGGCGGAGCGAGCAACGCCCGCCGTTCCGCTGGTCACCAGCCAGTCGCCAGCGGCCACCGAGTGCGTCGACGTGTCCACGCTGACCTCGACAACGGCCTGGCTTCCGACCATGGCGATCACACCCGACGCCGCGGCAGCGATGTCCTCGAGCGCGACCCCGAGCACGTTGGTGAGCTTCGGCACGCCCCCGGACTGAGAGCACGGTCGCTTGCTTCCCACAGGGCTGATCCACGACACGACCTGCTCGGCGGTGATCGGCTGAGCACCATCGTTGTAGCGGAGCTGGTAGCCCTCGCTGACCGGGTGCCAGCCCGTCAGGTCGTCCTCGGTCTTGTAGGTGCGCAGCAGGCGTAGCGTCGTGTCGTACCAGAGGTCGCCGTCGACAGGCGACGTGGGCGCCGCGGCCAGGCGCTCGTACGACACCGACTTCCATGCCGAGCCCGTGTAGAACTTCAGCTCCCACCGACTCAGGCTGGTGTCGAGCCAGTGCAGCCCTGCGAACGGGTTGCTCGGCGCAACTGGGCCGATGGCGATCGGCGTGCAGACCGACTGCTTGAAGTGGCTCTGCGTGATGTCGCCGTAGCTCGAGTCGGTCGTGAGCCCCGCCAGCTCGGCTAGGCTCGCGACCTCCCCGTTGCCGACGACATCGGTTGCCAGCGTGACCGTCATCTTGTCGGTAGCCATCAGCTGTAACTGTTGTCCGAGTAGGAGCTTGAGGCCGGCTCGTCAATCAACTGAGCCACGAGGGTCATGCTACGCCTCTCGAATGCCTTGGTCGAGGTCTCTTCCACGCGCACCTGGAGGAACGGGCCGGGATCCGCGCCGTACCCTGTGTCGAAGAGCGGGTGGTCCATGGAGTAGAGCGGCCAGATGCCCTGGTACAGCGGGCCGTCCTGGCTCTCCATGTCGGCCTTCGGCCAGACCTGCGTGCGCTGCGTGGTCACCAGCGGCAGCCCGCCCGTCAGCGGGAAGTCCCCGGCCTCTACGGCGAAGTCCGCGCTGAGCAGCGGGAAACTCGACGTCGGGCTGCTCCCGACCGTGGCCTCGCTGATGCGCGTGAGCGAGTCGTTGTGGTCTGTGCGCAGCATCACGCTGCAGTTTGCTCCAGCGTCGCCATGCACCGCGTACGCGATGTCGTCGGGCGACCATACCTGCATGGGAACCTTGCCGATGTTGGCGCGCATCGTCTCGCGATACGTGACGGGGAGACCGGCGTCTGAGTGCACGCCGCCCCATCGGTACACCGCGGACAGCGCGTCGTCGCTGACGCCGTTCGACGTATACAGCTTCGTGGCGCCGTCGATGCTGGATGTGACGCCAGACGACATCGCGTGTCCGAGTTGCCAGATGCCCTCCCAGACGCGCAGCCGCGTGTTCCACACCGCCACGTAGTCCGGGTCGACGGACGTGTCGCGCGGGTAGAACAGCAGCACGCGCTCACCGTGGACCACCGAGAAGCTCTTGCTCGCCGCGGCCGAGTTGATCCTGCCGGACTCGCTCAACTCGGTCCTGATCGGGTCCGAGACGGGCGTCGGGCTCACGCCAGCCACGTTCGCCTGGATGGTCTGGCGCAGCTCCCGGAACTCCAGGAACTGGTCCAGGAAGTACAGCGAGTCGCCGACAGCGGCCACCGAGTTGGGGGCTGAGCAGCCGAACTCCTGCTCCACGACGTGGCGCGTGCTGTCGATCGGGTCGGCAGCGTTGACCGAGATGCGGTCGATGCGCCGGTCGCCGAACACCACAAGCGAGTCGTCGCGCCACCACGACGCAGCGACGTAGCTCGCGCCAGAGCCGGGCTCCATCGGGATGAAGTCGGTGAGTCGGCTGAACGCGGTCTTCTCCTCGAGATCCTCCAGGCTCGGGAAGAGCTTAGTGAAGTAGACGTTGTTCCGCACCACAGCGAACCCACGCGCCAGGCCGTAGGCGAACGCGACCACGTCCCTCGGCGGGCTGCCGTTCTCATCGCCGCAGTCGATGATCGTGCCGTCGGGCTTCAGCGCGTGTGCGTTCCGGCCGCTCTGCGGGAAGATCCACAGCGCGTCGTGGCCGCGGCCAGTGACGACCGAGTCCGATCCGATGTCGAGCGTAACCCCGTCGAGCAGGGCCCGCGTCCAGCCATCGCTCGAGGGCGAGGTTGTGACGTAGACACCGCCGTCCGTGCCAGGAACCAGAGCCACCAGCAGGCGCGTCGCCGGGCCCAGGTCAAGCTCGGTGAGCCTGGCGATCCGCCTGTCAGACGCGGCCATCCCAGCGGCGCCAGCACCGATCTCGGTGTAGCCCTCGCGCTTCGCCGGTCGCGTCGGGTCGTGGAGGCTGACGTTGACCAGCTCCGCAGCCTGGTTCTCGGCAATGTGCTCTGGGGCTAGGCGGCTGTTCATGCCGCCCAGCAGCGGGTCCTGCGAGAACAGGACGCGCGCACGACCGTCGCCGGAGTCGCCGAGTTCTACAGAGGCCAAGTCCTCACCCCCGTCATGCCGAGTACGTTGCCGAACCGTGGCGGCGCTGTGCCGTGGCGCTTGGTCTCGCGTGCGCCCGAGTCCTCGACCGAGTCTCGCGCGTTGGCTTCGTGCGACCTGGAGGCCACGACATTGCCGCGCACGGCGTACATGGTCGCCGTCGCCTTCTCGATCAGGTAGTTGCTCACCGGGATGTCCGGCACGTCGGAGCCCGACGACAGCCTGCGCGGATACCCCAGCCACCGCAGGTTGCCGCCGCGATCGACGTCGCTCGAGCGCTCCATGCGATAGAGCCTGCGCCGGTACGTGGCGTGGCCAGACGACGCAGCCGACTCTGGCAGGAGCTTCTTCGGGACGTCCACGATGACGTTGGCCGAGGCGTCCTGGATGGTCAGTGACCCGGCCCAGCCCGACGGCAGTTGCACCGACTCGATGGGCCAACCGGCCACGGCGGCGGTCGGCAGGGCCACGCCCGTGTCGAAGTCACCCTCGACGTTGACCTGGCGCGACTCGCCGAGGTGATGCCCGGCCTGCCGGTATGTCACGACCACGCGCTTGTTCGACCCGTCGCTGCCGTTCAGCGTCGAGTCGCTGAGCACGGTGAGCGCGCCCTCTGCGGCGAGCGCCGCGTGCTGAGCTGTCCATCCCCAGTGAGCGAAGTGCTTGGGCTGGCCGGAGGCGGAGTCTGTGCCGGTGGTCATGAGGTTCAGCAGCGTCTCGCTCGAGACCTCGTTCATGACGTACTTCGCAGGCGCCATCATGGTCATGGCGTCGATGCGTCGGCAAGCCCACGGTGCGACGAAGTACGCCTCGCCGGACTGCAGTGTGTCGGACGTGGTGTCTCCCTGCACGCGGAGCTGCAGTTCGCTGTTGCGCATCAGCTCGGGCCAGTCGCGCAGCTCGGCAGCCTCCTCCAGCGCGCGGTTCACGGCCGAGATTGCGTTGGCCTTCCACCCCGGCTGCGTGTCGACGCTCATCCGAAAGTAGGCCGCCATGTTGGCCAAGATAGCGGATAGCGGCAGGTAGCCGGAGAGGTCGCTCATGTCAGTAGCTCGGCTCGAACACAGTAAGAACCGACGTGTCCGCGGCCATCGAGGCGTGGCGCAGCCTGCACCACAGTTCGCCGCCACCGATGTTCAACTGCGTCATCGCCTCCAGGAAATCGACGCCAAGTCCGTCCGTAGAGCGGTGGCTGCTGATGAGCATGCCGTGCATGTTCAGGGCCTGGGGGTCCGGCGTCACAACGACATCGAAGTCGACCGCCGGGTAGTCTGTCCCGAACGACCGAGCCTGGATGCTGATAGGCCCGGCCCGGCTCGGGTTGCGGCGCAGCACTCGCGTCCAAGTGTCTGTGCTGCCTGGCACGTTGACGCTGAACTCGCGGCAGTTCGCCAAGCCGTAACCCATCGCGGCTGGCCCTGGCTTTGACTCGGCAAGTCCGCTGAGAGACAGCACCCACTTGACGATGTGCTTGGTCAGCGGGTCCGTCTCGTTGTCCGCGACCTGCTCGAAGACGTGGTCGACGTTGTCGTAGAGGTCCGCGTAACGCGCGAGCTTGTCGTACTCACCGACATCTGGAGCGAAGACCAGTTGCGTCTTCCCAGGGAACCTGCGCCGGAACATAGACCCGAACCGAAGGTCGTGGAAGTTCGTCCCGATGTTCGCCTCGAGAGACCCGAGCGACCCCGTGGTGCTCTTGGACGCGGACGTGGCGTCGGTGTAGACCATCAGCGTGTCGACCATGTTCTCTGCCGTGGCGTAGGCCATCGGCGAGAACTTCCACTGGTAGTTGGTGGCGTCGATCGTGCCGCCGGCTGGGTACACGTCGTTCAGCAGGGCTGCTGGCGTGTCGACGTCGGCGTCTGTCGGGAAGCAATGCGCGACGCTCGTCGCGGCCTTCATGCACGGCATGAACATCGGCGTGTCGAACGGGATCCAGCCCCTGACACGGGTGCTCTGGGCGTTCTGCGCGTCTGTCCCTGCGCTGAAGTGGCTGCTCAGGTCGGCGTTGAGCGCGCCCCATCCGGTAGTGAACCCACCAGCGGACGAGCCCTGCAGGAAGATGTTGCTCGCGTCAACGTTGAGGGCATCGGAGTTTTCCTTCAAGTGCTGGACGATCCAGAGGATCTCCTGCACGGCCATCTCGCGGTCGAACTCGCCGAACGTCGCGGTTGGATCGGAGAACGGGTTGTCTCCGGGGTACACCCAGGCGCCGTTCCCGTTCGTGTACGCACCGTGGTAGAGGTTGCTCTCTGGGTCGTAACTGCCGTCTGACGTCGCGTTGCCGGTGCTCCCTCCGCGAGCAACGCTCACCGTCGCCTGGATGCACTGCACGCCCTCGCGCACCAACTCGTACATCAGGCGCAGCACCGGGTTCGGGGAGTTGGCTGACAGAGTCGTCGTCGTGCCGTTGAGGCTGCGCGACGAGTAGGTGAAACTGGCGAAGCTCAGAAATACCACCGTCGGGTAGCCGTTCGGCGGCTCAGCGTGCCGCGGCAGATAGCGGCTCATCTTCTGCCCGCTGTGCGGGGTGGTCACGTCATCCGGCGTGTAGTCAATGTCAGCCGTGCTCGCGGCAAGGACCGTCGTGGTGGTATAACTCGGTTCGTAGCGGGCCATCAAGAGACTCCGTATTCAGCGTAGCTGACGTTCATGGGGCCTGCGCCCGTTGGGATCCACGCCCGCACCTTGGCCGTGGTCGCGAAGTGTCGGTTGTTGCCAGCCCTGATGATGAACCCGCTGGCGGCGAGCGCGGCGTCGTTGAAGGATACATGGATGTCTGCGCCGCCGGTCTTCAGCGGGTTGCCGACTTCGATGCCGCCGATCCTTGCTGGGTTGGCCTCTGCCACCGTGACGTACGACGGCCCCGTGCCGGTTGCCATGCCCTGCCCGATGACGCCGTAGGAGAGCTGCGGGGCTGGATGCCCCTGATACACGGTCGGCTCGTCGTAGTAGTCCGAGCCGTCGTAGCGCTGAGCGATAGTGGCCAGCGCCTGCGCGCCAACCCTCGACACGCGGCCGAGGATCGCCTGGAAGCGCTCAGTGATCGTCGACGGCATGGCCTGTCGACCCCGACTGCAGCAACGACATCCGCTTCAGCTCAGACAGCACCTTGGCCACCGCAACGTCAACGGCCTCGTCCGTCGGCAGGTCCATCGTGAACAAAGCCACCAACTCCTCGGCCATCATCGCGGCAGCTGCCGACGCCGGCATGGCATTGCGGACCTGGCCGCCCTCGAGCACTGCGAAGACGGGCGTGAGGCCGCTCACCGGAACTTGCTCAGCACTGAGTTGGACTGCTCGATGTAGGCGCGAGCATCCGCTGCCCCGCGGAGTTCGCCGCCGTTGGCTCGCGCCGCCCCACTGAGCACGTTGACCAACCACCCTCGGAACTCCTCCGAGCCCTTGACGCCTACCTGATCGAGCGCGTACTCCACAACCCAGCGGGCACTTTCGCTCGGCCCCTGCTCAGACGCCTGCAGGCCGAACTGGCCAGCCACCGTGTAGAAGTCGTCGGTTGTCGGCGGGACAGCAGATGAGCGCGGGGGACTGGATTCGGCTGCCGGCGCAGCGAAGGCGCTCAACGCCTTGCCGGTAGCCGATTGTGCAGGAGCCGGACCGCTGAACGCGGGGTGGTTCGCGGTGTAGTCGGTCATGACCAGCCCCTCGCGCTCGGCGCTCCGTAGAGCGTGCTGACCTTGAACTCCGGGCACTCCCGAAGGATGAGGTCCGTGATGTCGTGCTCGTGCTCGCGAACGTGGTCGACGCCGATGCCGACCCCTAGTTTGCTGCCATCCGGCATGACCTGCTCGGGATCCCACTTGAGAATCTCGAGCAGGTCAGACGGAATGCGCGCGGACAGCGACAAGTCACCGGAGTCGCTCATGCCCGTTGGGCGCAGTTGCGACTCGCGGCTCTGCTTCACGTCCGCCTTGACCCGCTCCAGGATGCCCGGATTCATCTTCTTCCACACCTCAACCGCCTTGCGCACTTCCTCGCGCAACCAGTCGCTGGAGATGATGAGCAGCCCGGAGCGGGTCATGGCGTCACGTCAGGCAGCGAGGTTGTGCAGGCAGGCGCCGGCCTTGCCGTTGCGGTGGATCAGCGTGCCGGTGCCGGTGATGACGTTGGCCCAGTAGTGGCCCGTCGGAGAGACCTCACGGGCGTGAACCGGGATCAGCCAGGCCCACTCCCAGAACTGACGGTCGAAGCCGAAGATGGTCTCGGTGTCCGGCATGTACTCGTCGCGCAGCACATGCAGTTGCACCCGACCCAGCAGCGTGTCGTACACGTTGACGTAGTCGATGTGCTCGCGCTGGTTGCTGTCGATGTACTTGGTGCCGATGCCGGCCGTGAACCCGTCGATGTCGACGTGCTGACTGTACGGCGCGAACACGTCCGTGACCTCTGCCCCGTCGTCGTAGGGCAGCTTCATGATGTTGTCCTTGAACAGCGTCTCGGACAGGTTGGCCGCGGAGGCGTCGATCTTGTGGCTCGCGTCGTCCATCGCCTCGATGATGCCGCGGTTCTTGGGGGCCGAAGCCTCGCTGGTGTAGGCGATCTCGGAGTTGATGAGCGCCCACTCGACGTCGCGCTTCAACGCCATGAACTTGAGCTTCAGCTGGTGCTGGCGCTCGCTCATGGTGTTGCTGCCGCCGTCGTAGTGCTGCTCGGCCTCGGTGACCGTGCTGACCTTGGCGGTCTTCTCGATGGTCCGGCACACGTTCTGTGTGCGCGTCGAGATGCTCGGGTCGGTGAACGTGTAGTCAGCACCCTCCGAGATGGCGTTGTCGCCGATCGCGTCGAGCGAGTCGTTCAGCCAGTTGGGGGTGCTCGTCTTGAGCAGGGGTGCTCCGCGGTTCAGCATGCTGAGCAGCGGGGTCTTGGCGGGGTCCAGGAGCGTGATGCCAGGCATCATGTCCAGCACGCGGGTGCCGGTGTCGTAGCCGGCCGCGTTGCTCGCGACGGTCCCGCCGAAGTCGAACGAGGTGCCGTAAGGGGCAGCCATCGGTGGTACTCCGGTTCAGTGAACAGTCAGGAACGTGAGGGCCGGCTCACATGGCCGGCAAGCATGGTGTCCCACGACTCCTTTGGCCGCCCATCCCGATGGAGGGCGCGGGCCCGGTCGGTCGCCGTCGCACGCGGGCCTTCACCGCGCTCGTCGCCCACCGTCGGTCCGCTTCGCGTTGATGGGCCCCTGGCCGCCAACTGCTCGGCCTGCACAACGCGGGCCATCTGGCTCACGTTGAAGGGGTCCGCCAGGTGCGCCTCGATGGCGTCCCGGCTTCGGCCCGCGCGCTCCATGTCCGCGGCGACACTGTTCATGTGTTCGCGCAGAGCTTGGTTCGAGGCGGTGCCGTTCTGCGTCGCACCGGGCAGCGCTGTCTCCAGTGCGCCCCACGCGGCATCGTCAGCGCGTTGGCGCTGTGATTCGTTCTGCATCTCGGAGCGAGCCGCGGTGACGGCGGCGCTGACCTTGCTGTCGATCAGGCCCCACACGGCGTTGCCGTTGATGGCCTTCCATGACTCGCGCTGCTCGTCGTCGAGGCCGGCGGTGATCTGATCGATCACGCGGCCGAAGACCTGGCCGCCGAGGCGGTCCAACTCCTCGCCCGGCAGATCCGAGAGCGAGCGCGGGCTGCCCGTCGGCTCCTGCGCTGGCTGCGCCGACTGCTGCGGCGCGGTGCTCATCTGCTGCCGGATGGCCTGCAGCTCCTGCGCCGTCTCCACGCTAGCGGCGTGCTGGGCGCGGATGGTCGCGCGGGCTGCGGACGGGATGGCGTCCCAGACGCTCGGGTCGAGGTTCATCCCCTCGGGGGCCGGCCCCGTGTCGAGGCCGTCGTCTGTCACCATCGGGCTCTGTTGATCGCTCATAGACACTTCCTACCCAACGACTTACGGCGGTTCAACCCAGGATGTCGCTTCTCCCGGCCGCTCTGATCTCCTGGGATCGCTCCTTTTCCACTGTCATCCGCACACGTTGCCGCTCTTTGGACATCAACTTATCCTCAAACGTCAGGGCATCGGAAAGTTGCGAGAGCACAAGATCCCACGCTCGGTACAGGTCGCGCCTACGCAGGCACGAGGTTTCGTCGGACGACTCCGCCATGGCCTCCAGCGCGGAGAGCCGTTGGGACTCCGTGAAGTCGAGCAGCGCCAGCACAACTCCGGTGCCACGGCCAGCGCTCAACTCCTTTGCCAGCAAGGTGTTATGAGCGATCCAGTCGTCACCGACAGGCGGGCGGGTGAAGAACGCGCCACGATCCATGCGGTCCTTCGCCGGCGTCCACATCGGCTGCTTGCCGCGGAAGGCCATCCAGGCTCGAGCGAGCTTCTCACGCAGTCGCATTGCCGCCCTCCAGCGACGCCATCGCGTCGGCGCGCAGTTTCTCGATCTCGGCCATGGTCTTCTCGTTGTCCAGCTGAGCTGCCTGAGTCGCCAACTCCTGCCCGGCCTGTGCGGCCTCGGCCTGCTGGCTCATCTGTTCTGCGAGTTGCTGCTGCTCCTCCGGCGAACGGCGCTGCAGGAAGCGAGCGGCTGCCTCCGGGTCGTCCTCGCGCAGCCACTCCTCGAAGAGCGCCATGGTGTTGACCCGGTACTCACTGTCGGTGGCCAAATCGGGCACCTGCGCCACCAACTGCGTCGCGACGGACAGGCGGTTGAACGCCTTGCTCGCACGAAACTCCGGGCTCATGTCTCCGACGCCGGCGGACGGGCGCACGAGCACGCTGCCCCTGATGTCGTCGGGCGTAAGCCAGCGCGCGTTGCCGTTCAGCATCACCGGCGCCCGATCACCCATGAACTGCTGATCGTAGGCAGCCATCATGGTCAGAGCCCGGGCGAACGAGTCGACGAGGAGTCCGCCGCGAGTGGACTGGACCTGAGCCGTGCGACGGTCGCGCGAGGCGTTCTCCGACGCGGTGATGGGCTCGAGCAGCCTGGAGTCTCGGGTAATCGCGCTGTTCTCGCCGACGTGGTCATCAACCATGGCCGAGAGGAAGAACTCCTCGCCGCGCCACTCCTGCGCAGCGCCTGGCACCGGGGCGATCTCGCGGATGGCCTCCGTCATCCCTAGGCGCGACTTCTTGAGGTCCACGTTGCGGATGACATTCGGCCCCCAGAACGGGTCGTGCTCGTCGATCCCGAGACGGCTGTCGAAGAAGTACCCGCGGGTCGTAGACACGATCATGCCGTTCATCGCCGAGCGGTGCGCCGCGGTGATGTACCTCGCCGGCTCCTGGATCACCTCGGGGAGTCCGCGCGGCGAGTAGATGCCGGGCTCGTTTTCCTCGAAGCTGAACCTGACGTAGTTCCAGCCAGGCAGGTTGAACGGCAGCAAGCGGTGCGACAGCAGGGCGCCGGAGCGGGGCTCGAAGTACGTCTCGACCTTGACGTGCGCGCCGCGGTGCTTCACCTCGCGTAGACTGCGCACGATCTCGACGACCTCACCTTCGAGCGTTTGCTCGGAGATGAGGTTGATCTCGCCGGAGCGGTCGAGCATCTCCATCTTGAACTCGTCGTCCGACTCGCCGAAAGCAGAGCCATCGCCGATGGCGCCGGCGGCCTTGTCGATCGACGCCCTCTCCCACCCCATGTCGTACCCGAAGGAGCGCAGCCGCCCTTCGGTCATCGGCATGATCTCGAACAGCCTGTCGGCACTGGCGACGCTGGGCGCCGTGTCCGCCCGGCCCGGAGCGATCAGGCGGTGTGGCTCGACGTAGCGCAGCTCCGGGTGGTCATGCGTGACGTAGCGCGTGAGCACCACCAACTCGCCCTTCGCGCCACCACGCATCCAGGTCATGATCTCGTCGCAGGCAGCGCTCTCCAGGTCGTCGTCACCGTCCAGATCGAAGCCCTCGGCGACCATCTGCTTGAACGTGCTGCGGTGCTTGTCGAAGACCTCCGGCGTGACCGGGTTGATGGGCTCGCCACCGAACAACGCCGTCACAGCCTCGGGGTTCGGGTTGATGCCAGCGGCCTCCAGCGCCGCGGCGTGGCGCTCGCGGTTCACTCCGGCATCGATGAACGACAGGTACTGCAGGACACCAGGGAGGTCGCGCTGACGGATCTGCCGGGAGCCCACCTCAGTCGAGTAGCGGTAGCCCGGAGACAGGAAGCCGAAGCCGTGCTGCAACAGGCTCTCAACAACAAAGTTCGCCTGCGTGCTGAAGTCATCCTGGGAGTAGACCGCGAAGTCACCGCGCAGCACCGAGTTGATGCGCATCTCGAGGTTGGCGGCGCGCTCGACCGAGCTGTCTCCAGCCCCCGGCCGGACCTGGACATGCTGCGGAGACCCGAATCCGAACAGTGACCGGAGCGGCCCGCGCATGCGCGTCTTGTACTTGTCCTGCGTGGGAATCTGGATGTTGCACGCGCCCGCCCACGGGACCGTCACCTCCTCGTCGTTGAGCAGGTACGCCTCCCGGTACAGCTCAGCCATCTTCCGGCGCAGCGGCTGCAGAGACATCCAGTCCTGCTCGCCGCGGGCCGTCAACTCTCCCACGAACGTCTGCTTGCCGTGGACCTCCAGATCGAACTGACTGCTGGCGACCGGACTCTTGCGTACCATCACTTGCCCCAGAATGAGCCCCACGACTTGCGTGCCGCGAAGCGTTGATGTGTGCGTGCCGGCCTGGCCGTCCAGGACTGGTAGCCAACGCTGGCCACCTCGATGAAGCGTACTGTGTCGCAGAAGTCCTTGCCAGCGTCCTGAACCTGCGCGCTCGGCGCAGCGGACGGGTCGGCGTCGGGCTTGCGCGTGTAGTTCATCAGCGACCAGATGATGTTCTGGCAGTCACGACTGACCCAGATCTTCGGCCGGTTGATGGCGTCGACCGGGCGGGTCGTGTCAATGCGCAGCCCCTCGCGGACAACGGCGTGCCCGGTGGCGACATCGGGGTTGAAGTCCGTGGTGAAGTACAGGCCGAGATCGTCGAACGCTGCCTCCACCGACTCGACCACCATGCCGGCCTTCTTGGTGCGCCCGAACTTCGGGTCAAGGAAGCGCTCGGTGACGCGGTCTGGGCCGCCGGGGATGCGCTCCTCGATCTCCCTGATGATGTCGGCGTAGTCCGTGAACGAAAGCGTGGACCGACGCATGTCCTGGTAGTGCTCTTCCGGCCAGTTGGCGAAGTAGAACTTGTCGCCGTTGGGAGCCGTCGCGCACCACGACATCGCGAACGGGCGCACGTCGTGCGGGTCGCACGCCATGGTCACCGGCCAGTCGCTGGGATCACCATTCTCGTCGACGAGCGGGTCGAACTCCTGCTGGCTGTAGGTGTGCGTCTCGGGCGAGAAGGCCGAGTAGACACGGCCACTCAGCGAGCGGCTGCGGCCGAACAGGCGGACCTCGCGCTCCTCCGGCGAGCAGGCGTCCTCAAGTGAACGGCGCGAGCGATCGTCAAGGAATGGGTTGTCTTCGTAGGTGAACTCGATGCTGAAGTAGCTGCGCTTCGGGCCACCGACGTTCCAGCTCTGCCCCTTGATGCGGTTGAACAGGTACTCGTGGTGCAGTGCGGTCGCCGCGATGATGCACCGCCCCCAGCCCATCGCCTTCCACTTCATCAGCCCGCGGATGATGCCTGTGAACATGCCCTCGGGCGGCGGCTCGTCGAGGAACGCGCCCTTGTAGCGAGGGCCTTCGACAGCCGCCGTGCTCTGCTTGCCGGCGCGCAAGAACTGCTCGTAGCTCACGCACACGACTTGGTCGCCGTTGTCCAGGTCGTACCGCTTGATCGACCCGTTGGCGTCCTTGTGCCTGCGCTTGATCCGGTGCGCCAGGCGCTCCTCAAAGTACGGGCTCAGCGTGTCCGGGAAGTGCGTGGTGTGGGTTGGCCCGCAGAGCAGCCAGAGCCCGGGCTCATCGACGGTGCAGGTCAGCGACCCATCCCATGGCCGGCTACCTTCGATCCACGAGCAGAACTCGGTGATACCCGTGAAGCTCTTGCTGCTCTGGTTTCCGCCGCTGATGAACAACAGGTCGTAGACGCCAGCGGCGATGCCGTCCGGCCCGACCAGCGGGACGTCCAGGTCACACGACCTGCAGTGCAGGATGTTGTCCATCGAGGTGCCCATGTAGCCGATCACAGCCCAGCACTTCGGGCACATGAACTGCTTGCACGCTTCGTGGAACGCCTGAGCCTTGACGTGGCCGCGCTCGATCCACCGGCCATCGGGGTGCTTCCACCCGCCGTAGAGGTAGCGGCTGTAGTCGATGCGCATCCAGTCCTTGGCGCTGATCGACTCGAGCCCGGACACAAGGCCTTCCAACTCGACCAACTCGCGAATCTGCTGAACTGTCTGGGTCACCCGGGGTCGCCTCGCGTCGCGGCTCGGTGGTCGACGTCAGCCACCGCACGCTCCTCAGACTCGCGCTCTGACGCAGTGCCTCGAGCAGCCCCTACCTGCTCATCGGTGGCCTGGCGAACCTCGACCCGGTCGGTCAGCCGCCGGAGGCGCTCACGCAACTCGTTCACCGTGGCGTAGAAAGCCCGCTCGCCGCCGACCTCGACCTCCTCGAGCTTGGCCTTGACTGCGTCGGTCTCCTCCTCGTCGCCGTCGAGCACCATCTTCAGCGCCCGCTGGTCGCCGTTCATGGCCGCGTTGCTGGCGGCCTTCATCATGCGCCCGTACCGCAGGTCCACGAAGAACGTGCGGGCGACCCGGCGGTGAGCCTTCTTGAACCTGTCCGTGCCCGACATCTGCACGAACTGCGCGAACGGGACGCCGCACTCCTCCAGCGCCTTCTCGGTGCTCCTGAACGTCAGGCCGGCCTCGCCGGACTCCTCAGCCTCCAGCTCGGCGTGCACCAAGGCGTACACCACGCGCTCGATCAGCTCATCGTCGTAGCTGCTGTAGACCGCGCCGGGCTGGACCTTGCGCACATCTTCCGGGATGATGTCCCCGGTGCCAACGTCGCCAGCGGTGCGCAGGGCGTTCTGCAGCGCCAGCAGCTGAGAGGCGGCGGAGTTTGGCGCCACCACGTCAGGGACGCTTATCTCACCGGGGTCTGCCATGAAGTGTGCTCACAAGGTCATCGACACCTACACCGAGGTTGGTCGCGGCGATCGGCTCATGCAAGTCGCCCTCTCGCTGCGGTGCCGTGAGTGCGGGGTTTCGTTCGAGATGCCGACGGCGCTCGGCCCGACGACGACGGTCAAGCTGTCGATCAGACCCAAGTCCGCCAGCGGGACGGCGCCGGCCGTCTTCATGAACGAGGGGATGCCGGCGGAGGGCGAGCTGGAGGAGCTTCCCCCGCTCGAGCCCCGCGGCGCTGCCGCCTTGGCCCCGGCCAACGACATCCCCAACATCCCCGCCGACTAGTAGGCGACGGCGAACTCGAGGGCGATGTTGAGGTCGGCCAGCGCGTAGGTCGTGCCCGAGCTGGTGGCCCGGATGACCAGCTCGTCGCTGGCCCCGAAGACGTCCATGCCGCTGTCGACGACGGTCGTGCTGGTGCCCTGGACGTCCCCGCTGGAGTCCAGGTCGAGCGTCACCACGAGGGCCTCGTTCGCGGCGTTCATGGCGCCCTTGTAGACCGTGATGACCACGTCGGTCGAGGCTTCCGCGGTGCCGACGTTGCCGTCAGCGGACAGCTTGTGCAACCGTCCGCCCTGGCCGCCAGGCAGGGTCGGGCCGCCGGTGGCGCTGCCCACAAGGTAGGCGCTCGTCGCGGAGTTGCTGATCGCGTCGAGGTGGGCGGTGATGATCTGGTGCTTGTACGAAGCGGGTCCGGAGACGGCCATTGTCTGGCTCCGTGATGCTGGTGTGTGGGATCCGGCCGTTCGCCGGGTTGCCAGGGATTCTCCACTTGAACGCAGGCCGGTTCAAGGCATAGACTTACGCGCGTCCACGGCTCGCTCCCGCACCTGGACAACCGCCACAGACCCTGTATCTCGCAATCGCGCGGGGTGCAGGGTCTGCTTACTTCTCTGCGGTGCGCGGGCCCTTCTGACGCCGCGGCGCAGGGACCTGCGGCAGAGGGCCATCGTCGTCCGGGACATCTGATGTCCGGCTTCGGTGCCACCACCAGGCGCCGGCGAGGGCGAGGAATGCGAGGGAAGCCAGGGCCCCCGGCAGCCAGTCCGCCCCGTCGGTGATCCGCTCGGTCTCGAGCCCGGCCTGCTGCTGAACCACCTCGACCACCTCGGCTCCCGGCAGGACCAGGACGGTCCCGTCGGCCAAGGCGTGAGGGACTGGGGCCCCGCGGTCGATGAACACGGTCGTCGGGGTGGCTGTTCGGTCGAACGCGGACGACACCCCGCACCCGCACAAACCCAGTAGCAGCAACAGGTTACGACTCATCGCGGTCCTCCAGGAGACGCTCGAGGCCAAGGGCCATGAGCCAGCCCTCCAGCCTGGCGACGCGTCGCTCCAGGCGGGCGACCTTCGGCTCCGCCCGGCTCCCCCCGCGGAGTTTCAGGGCGATGGCCGCCACGGCAGCCAGAGCCGGGATCCCGGTGTAGCCGCCGATCGTTTGAACGCCCTGCAGCAGCCCGGTGATGAAGTCGGGGTCTTCGCCCATGCCGGGATGCTACCAGAAGGCGGGTTGCAAAGTTCTTTCGATTCTGCTTGACCGCCACGCGGTGCGCGCCGATGGTGCGTGCACATTTCCCATATGGAGCGAGTCATGCAGAACGCAGACGCAGTACAGGTAGCAGTCAACGCACTGGCGGACGGCGTCGGCCGGATCGAGGAGCACATCATCGCAGCAGCCCCGCGCGTCTGGGACGCGCACGTCGCCGGAATCCGCATCGAGGCCATCGGGTCACTCGCGGTGTCCACCGTAGTAGGGGTCGTCGTGGCTGCCGCGTCGTACAGATTCATATGCGCAGCCAGGTTGGTGGAGGTCGAGCGCGCGAAAGCCATCAAGGCCGGTAGAGAGTCGGGCCCTTACTTCTCGCCTAGCGACGCCCCAGACCCCACTGCGTGGTACGTCGCTGCGGCAGTCACGTGCTTCATCGCTATGATGGGCCTTTTAGACATCATCATCGACGGGCCTCGTAACGCACGCGATATCTTCGCGCCAGAGCAGAGCGCCATCCACGAGATCGCCGAGTTGGTGAAGTGATGGACAGGTTCAACGAGTACCAGTTGGCGGCGCGCAAGACGGCGCACAGGTACATCAAGGCGTGCGACGACATTGCCTTCGATGCGACGACCTTCGAGCCTGACGAGGACATGTCTGCGCTGTTGCGCGTGTCTTACTCCGCTCTCGGGCTCGCCGGAGAGGCGGGTGAGTACGCCGGCAAGGTCAAGAAACTGATACGCGACGGCTGCGGAGAAGAGACGCCGGAGTCCCGCCTCAAGCTCATCGACGAGCTGGGTGACGTTCTCTGGTACGTCGCTGCGTGCGCGTCAGAGTTGAATGTCACGCTGTCGGATGTCGCGCAGCGCAACATCGACAAGCTGCGTGATCGTGACGAGCGTGGCGTGTTGGGCGGAAGCGGGGACAGCCGATGATGACGCTCCCCGGGCTCTGCTACAACATCATGTACTCCGACCACGTCCGCGACGACGTGCCGCGCTGGCTGGCCCTCGCCGTCATGTCCGGCGGGAGCGACGAGATGCCGGACGAGACGTTGTTCAAGGCCGAACGATCCGTAGTCATCGGCGGTCGCGGCCAAGCCATGTGCATGGGCAGCTACAGCGCCGGCGTCGAGATCATCCCGCGGAGGCGGCGGCCATGACCCATGACAGGCAGTTGGTCGCGGAGTGCCACAGGCTCATCGGGCTCATCAGGCGCATACCGGAAGAACATCACCTCGAGTGCGATGACGGGTTTTACTCATGCCCGATGAGTGAAAACCACTTCAGCGTAGATTACGCGGAGAGCGTCGGAGAGCGGGCATGTCGGTGCGGCGCCGACAGCGTCAACGCGCATAGAGCGTCTCTGAACGAGGCGGCGGACCAACTCGAGCGGAGGCTGAAGCGATGAGCCGCAAGTTCGGGGGACTCGACTTGGGCACGCGCACCGGGTGGGCCGTGCTCAACGAGGACGGCTCGAGGAGCGCCAGCGGGGCGTGGAACTGCAAGCCGTCGGCAGGGTCCAGCCCTGGCATGCGCTTCATCATCTTCCGCCGCAACCTCAGTGAGCTGCTGGCGGCCTACGGCGACATCTCGTTCGGCTACGAAGACGTCAAGCAGCGCCCACTCAGCGTCGCAGCAGGGCACACCTACGGCGGGTTCAAGGCGCACATGCTCGAGATCTTCGACAGCCTGGACATCACCTACTGCGCGCTCGGCGTCGGCGAGATCAAGTCGCACGCCACGGGCAAGGGCCAGGCGAACAAAGGCGCCATGTGTCGGGCCGCAAGCATCCGCTGGCCGGACCTTGGCGCAACGGCCAACATCGACGACAACGAGGCCGACGCGCTGCACACGGCATCACTGATGCTGGCGAGGTGCTTGCTGTGACAACGTGCTATTACTACGACACCTCTCAGCAGCGTCCATACGAGTGGATCGATGGCGCCTGGGAGCCACTGGCAGTCGCGTGGGACGTAAGCATCGAGGATGCCATCGCATCCCTTGACCCGTGCGACACCCCGTTGCTCCGCATGGATTTCCGAGGGCCCACTGCATGGCCCGGGTGGATGCTCCGATGACTGAGCACGCCTGCACGCACTGGCCCTGTCCCATCTGCGACTCCGACTTGATCGCACTGAGCACCGACGACCTGGGTGTGGTGCGCATGCCGACCTCCTGGTGGGCCGGGGAGACGGGGTTTGCGGAGCCCCGGGTCACACGACACGAGCCTGAGGACGACGGCCCAGCCAGGTACACCTTCCCGTACCTCGCGCCCAGGTCAGACCCCGAACGTCCGCCCGGATTATCAGACTGACTACACCTGCAGTCACGACGCAACCCCAGTGAGACGCTGCATTTACGTCAGAGTGTGGCGTCTCACTCTCGTCCTTGACAGATCCGCCTGACGGCTGGACAATCGCTCTGTCCAACAATCGCACCCGGCGGCGGAGCGCTCTGCGCGCAGCCGACGAACATCCCGGCCGGCAGGCCCCAGCACTGGGCCGCCCAAGGCCCGGCACCCAGCCATCAATGAAGTACCGGCGGAGGGGACGCCAGTCGCCGGAGTCCGGAGCAGCGCAGCTCGAGCAGCCAGGCCAGCGCGCTGTGGCCATGCTGCGGCTGGTGGCGAGGGGAGAGTAGTGGGGACTTCTCCCTGCCAGGTGCTCAGCACCCCCTCCCTCCCCGGGGGCCCGGGGGTGAGTGGGACCAGTCCTCCTACCAGCCACACCCGTAGCTGAAGACCGAGCGCCACACCTGTAGTGCTACTCGCGCCCACGTCACCGGACCGCGTGGGTCGGTTGAGCGTGACCAGGCTCGTGCGTGCATCGCTACAAGTGTAGCTTATTATTTCTGTATTTTGTTCCTTCGGTATGGTGCGTGGCGCCGCTTACCAGTGTGCGCAGCGATGAGGCCCTCGCCATGTTGGTGACCGCTCGCATGTCCAGCCCTTTGAGGCGGGCAGCGATCGCAGCGCGCAACCGCATCTGGTGGTCACGCACCGAACTGGTAACCCGAGCCCTCACCAGCTGGCGCGCGAAGGCTTACGCAACCGCAACGGAGTACAGCCGCAATGAAGACATACCGCATAACCGGCGCACAGTCCCATGATGTCGCCGCCATCCGCAATCCCGACCGATCGGCGACGAAGAGGGCTTCAGGGAATCCCATGGACTTCGATGTCATCGTGGGAGAGTGGTCGAACCGATCGGCGATGGCAAGATCCGTAAGAATGCAACAGCGGCGCGAGCGTCGACCCGACGACTGGCGCCCCTTCATCGCACTCACCGATGGCGAGGGGTACTGATAACCGCAACCGCAACCGCAACCGCAACCGCAACCGCAACCGCAACGGAAGTAACACATGCATACCCTCCATATGTGCGATAGGTGCTTGGAAGCGCCGAGCGAGGTGGCGCTCATTCATACGACGGTTGAGGTCCTCGTCGGCTTCCCCGAGATCGAGCGCTTCTGCTATGACTGCGCGGAAGCCGAAGGCATCGAGGTCAGCGATTGATGGACCCCAACGCAACGCTGGACGACGTCCGCTGTCTTCTGGATGCCGTCCTGGATCGTCAGGACGAAGAGTCCGCGCAGGCTATCGAGCTGGCGCAAGCCACCGAGGACTTGTTGAGCTGGCTCGCATCCGGCGGCCACGCGCCAAACTGGTAAACCGCAACCGCAACCGCAACCGCAACCTACGGAGGTCTGACCCATGGCTCGCCACCCGCACGAAGCTCCAGCGCTTAGCAACGCCGACGCCCTAGAGGCAATCGTAAACTTGATGTCTGGCACCGAATGGGATAGCCAAACCGCCAGCGATATCGCCGACCTGTGCCGGCGGGCTGGTTACGACATCGCCGAACCCGACGACGACGACTGGGGGCCCCGACCCACCCCAACGGAAAGCCCGGACTCATGACCCGCCCCACGTTCCTCTGGACCCCACGAGACAATCACCTGATCGCAGGGCTCGGTCGCATCGGCCCGTCCCATCGTCGGAAGGATGCCATCGTGACGGTGGACCGCTGGACCAAGGCGAAGCCCGACGCCCCGCTCTTCGCCGAAGCCCGCACCGCTGGATCGATTGTCACGGTGCCGGCTGACACCTTGACACCTCGCTGAGCCCTCACCAGCTGGCGCTCAGCATACTGGGAGCGCCAGCGCGCGTAGGCTCACGCAACCGCAACGGAGTAACACATGACAACCGCCACACCATCGCAGTGGGCGCGCTACGAATACGCGCAAGCCCTTCGCGACATCCGAGACGCCATACGGGAGAAGTTTGGCATCCGTGCCCCGCGGGGGGAGCTGGCCGATCTGCGCGAGGACTACCGGCGACGGCTTGTCGCCGAGGTACGGCGATGCGTGTCCTAGGCTGGGCAATGGGGAAATGTTTCGCGCTAAAGTTTAGCACGCCGCGCACCGATACTGTATAGTGCACGCACAACCGCAACGGAAGGATCACGCTATGCATGCCACCTACAGTCCCGACGACAACAAACTGCGTTTGTACGCAGATGGCCGACTGTCGTCGGAAGACTACGAACGCGCCCGCGGCGCCGGGTTTCGATGGGCCCCCAAGCAAGAACTGTTCGTCTGCCCGGCGTGGTCGCCGACGGCCGAAGACCTCTTGCTGGAGTGGTGCGGCGATATCCGCGACGAGGATGCCTCGCTGGTCGACCGCGCAGAGGACCGAGCCGATCGATTCGCTGGCTACAGCGACAAGCGGAAAGCGGACTATCACCGGGAAGCCAACGCTGTTTCAAAGATCGCCGACGGCATCCCGCTTGGCCAGCCGATCCTGGTAGGCCATCACAGCGAGCGGAAGGCGCGGAAGGATGCCGAGCGGATCGAGAAAGGAATGCGCCGAGCCGTCCGTATGTGGGATACGTCCGAGTATTGGACGGCCCGCGCTGCTGGCGTGCTGTCGTCGGCCAAGTACAAGCAACGGCCGGAAGTCCGCGCTAGGCGCATCAAGAAACTGGAAGCCGACCGACGGCGCCAGGTGCGCCGGTACACGCACGACGACACGCCGCCGATTGTGCAACGGCCTATCGTCGGCTGCTGGAAGGAGCACGGGCGCGAAGCGACGTGCATCCGTTGCGAGCCTCAGCCGCACGTCTGGTGCAGCGATGGCCGGGGCGGTTCGTGGGTCCCTCAACGCCTGCTGGCCAGCATCGAGGCCGGGTGCCAGCGCTTCATTGCGCACCTTGACCGGAGGATCACGTACGAGCGAGCGTTGCTCGGCGATCAGGGCGGGCTGGACATGCTCAAGCCGAAGCCACGGCGGAAGCAGCCGCCGCTCCTGAACTACCGTGGCGAGTGCGGGCAGGTCGTGACTCAGAACCGCTACCACCGGGGCGAGACGATGACCTACGGGCAGATCGACATGACGAAAGCCGAGTATGCGCGCAAGAGCAAGGACAGCAAGGGCACATCGCTGTCTCTGGACGGCTCGCACCGAGTGCGGACTGCGATGCACCGTGACGACAAGGGGCTGACCATTTCGGCGGTGTACTTGACCGACAGCAAGGATCACGGGAGGCCGGAAGGATGACAGACCCACCAGAGGTCGCAGCAATGCGAGCCGCGCTAAAGGCCGGGGTGCAGATCGCGGTTGCGCCGACGCTGTACCCGACACCGAGGGCTGTCGCTGACCGGATGGTAGCGGCGCTGGACCTGTTCCCTGGCGCGATGGTGCTGGAGCCCAGCGCAGGAACGGGCGCGCTTGTCGACGCTGTCGAGCGCGAGTGGCGCGTCAACATGACCGCGTTCGAGCATGACCAGGCGCTGGCCATGGCGCGAGGCTTTAGCCCGCTGGACTTCCTGGCGGTGACGCCAGCCTCCCGGTATGACCGGGTCATCATGAACCCTCCGTTCAACGGTGGCGCGGACGTGCGGCACATCCAGCACGCTCAGCGCTTCCCCCGCCCTGGCGGCCTGCTGGTGGCGATCTGCGCCGACGGGCCGCGCCAGGCAAAGGCCCTCGCGGACTTTGAGTGGCTGGAGCGGCTGCCGTCCGGGACGTTCAACGGGACCGGCGTCCGGTCGGCGATCGTGCGATGGCGGGCATGAAGCGCCACATGATCGGCTCGTCCTGCTGCGGCGCCATGGTGCTCCTTGGAGCGGCGATGGTATTCGGGCACGCTGGCGACCTCGCCGTGGCTGTCGTCGGCGCCGGCCTCCTTATGGCGGGCTTCCTTGGGAGCCTGCGCTACCTGCTAACCGAGTGCGGGGTGCGGCGATGACCACAAAGCGAAAGAATGTTACTAATCGGATGGTTGCTGAGCGTCTGTACGCCAGTGGTCGACGGTGGGACAAGTGCGACAGTCATATCGTGACCGAGGCATACGACAGATTGCGAGAGGAACTGGGCAACGAGCGCGAAGTGCTGTCGTGGCGTTCCACTTGCTGCGGTGCCAACGCATTCCTGCCGTTGTCGCGGGAGTGCGATATCGTCGACCTGCTGAAGGCCATGCAAGCCGAGACAACGTGAGGCAGACCCTGGCCCGCAGACTCGCACACCAGCCCCACCGCACCCACCGCGAGGTGGGGCGAGAGAGACCGAAATGGACGAACCGATGACCACCACCGACTACATCCTGGCCGACCGCTCAAGCGTCCACTGGCCGGGCTGCCTGGCCTACCGCAGTCACGGCACGCGGCCCGGGCGCGGATACCGCACCGAGGCCGAGGCCCTCTCTAGGGCCCGTGTCGTGGTGTGCCACTACGCTGCCGGGCATGGCCATGGCGGCCCGGACCTCCGCGTCGTCGAGCGGACGGTGGAGGCGGCCCGATGACCGCCCCAGCCGACGACGCTGGGCGAGGGCGGGGAATGACGACGCATCGGAAAGTGGTGCAGATCGACCACGCGCCAGGCGGGGTGGTCGTCGTGCTTTGCGACGACGGCTCGGTCTGGAGGCGCTGCGGCTCGTCTGCTTGGCGCGAGATGGAACTGCCCCCCGGATGCGTGGCGCGCAACCCTACCCACGAAGCTGTCACGACTCTTCGGGCGTCGACCGAGGCCTCGATCAGAACGTGCCGGGACGCATTGAAGAAAGCCAACGGCGACGCAGATGCGGCAGCGGCAGCCATCCGCAGAATGGGGCAGGCATGACACTTGAGGAAGACACGGCGCCGATGGCGCCAATCATCCCCACCGACGCGGTGTGCGATAAGTGCGGCTCGCCCGATGTTCAGGTCGCATATCCCGCATGGTTCCGCGCTCTCGATGGCCGCCTGATGTCGGTTGACTTCGAGGCTGACCCCGTCATGGCGTGGTGCCCGAGGTGCGAGGAGCGCACCGGCGACGGGGACACCGGCCTGGACTTCGCGCCATGAACGACCCGGAGCTGCTCATCGAAGCCGCCGCGCTGGTGCACGCCGTGAGATACCTGACGTGCGGAAAGTGGCGAGTCGGCGAGCCCGAGGAGGTTACCGTGGAGGATGCCGCGCGCGACTTGGCGGAGACGCTCGGCATCTGCTGGGAGTGCGCGCAGTGGGATGAGGACGAGCGACCGTTCGACGACCCGTGTAGCGTGTGCTCGCACGGACACTATGATCCCGAATACGAGAAGCCGTTCTAATGCACACTCCGATGATTGACGCGCACTTCATGCCCGGCACCATCTGGCTCGCTCGCGACCACGCTTGGCGCAGGGACTTCGAGCGCTCGCTGCTCGAGACGGACAGCATCTGGGGCGGCGCGGTTGGCGCGCTCGCCGGCGGGATCTGGGACGACAGTATGCGACGGTTTGCGTGCGACGCCATCGCCCGGGACACCGCATCGCACCTGCACCTCAGGGCTACGGCTGCGACAGGAACCGGGGACCGCGTCCAATCAAGCGCTGCCCTGCAAACTCTCATCGACAGCCTCGGAGCGCCAGACGAGGCAGCTTCCACACAAAGCGACGCACTCCTCGTGTGGGTCGTCGCGGAATCCCTCGGCGGGGAGCTTGCTCAAATCACGGTCTGGGTCAGCCTGGCAGTTATCGCCGGGGATCAACGCGCCATCCTCGCAGACGTGGCCGCCGGCCCGTTCATGGATTGACGCGCACACGCGACACGCGCACGCGAGAGAGTGGCCATTGACCATGGCCACAGCTTCGGGTAGCATGCTCAGAACCGCAACGGAGGGCGCCCATGGCGCAGCTCAGAACGCAACACGACCCGGCCACAGGCTGCTTGAACTGGCTCGGGACGAGCGACCACAAGGGCCCCCGGTTCTCCTCGGATGGCCGGTGGGTCAGGGCCAGGCCGGTCGTCGTGCTCGACTGGCACGCCCGGGCCGCTGGCTCGCCCTGCCCGATCAAGATGAGGCTCAGGCCGCTCTGCCAGGGCATCCTCGGCCTGCCCAGCCCATCGCTCTGCGTCTCACCCTTCCACGCTGTCCCTACCTACGTGCGAGGCACGGCCAGGCGGCTCGGACTCGAGCCCGACAGGATCTACGGGTTGGCCGCCGCGATGAAGGCCATCGGGCTCGGGCGACCGGGGTACACCATCACCTGGGACGCCTCGCGGATGCAGGACGTGGTCATCGACTCAGTCGAGATGCTGCGGTTCGCAGCTGACCACGAGTGCAGTTACTGGCACGCCTGGCTGGCGTGGTCCTACCTTCTGAGGAACAGCGCCGGGAAGCTGGCGCGCGAAACCGAATCTAGTGCATGACTGCGGCGCGCGAGCGCCGAGGATGGCAGGACTTCTGTTGCGGTTGGACTGCCGCCCGGGGAGGGGCTTATTTCACGGTGGGCTCCTATGGCAGCACCGAGCCGCGGTCATGCACGCTTAAACTCACCATCAACCAACCCAATGCATACTCTGGAGCGAGCCATGCAACGCAAGATCGAGACAAAGGCCCTTCGCTGGGGCGCAACGCGCGGCGGGTACGCCGTGTCGGCGGCTCTGCGCAGCAGGCTGCCCAGCGGATTCCGCCGTGCGTGGATGGCCTCCTGATGTCGACCGTCACGAACCTTCACGGCATCAGCGCGGCAGTGGTCGCGGCGATGGCCGGCTTCGAGAGGGCCTACAGCAAGGGCGGCGCGGACTATAGCGCAACCGACCTCATCAAGCCGGCCTGGATGAGCTATCTCCAGCGCAAGCACCACCAGGATATCGTGCGCGACGTCTCCGATTCCGTGCCGAGCTTCATCGGCAACGCCGTGCACGGAGCCCTGGCTGGCGTCGAGCACAGCGACGGCGCTCTGATCGAGCAGCGCTTCTCGGCCGTCATCGCTGGTGTCACGGTGAGCGGAGCCGTGGACTACGCCCTGCCGCCGGTCGTGCGCGACTACAAGGTCTGCAAGGCATACAAGGTCAAGAAGATCATGGCCGGCGAGCCCGGCGCCATCGACGAGTGGGAGCAGCAGCTCAACGAGTACGCCATGCTGATCCGCATGGAGACCGGCGCCGAGTGCTACGACCTGGCGATCGAGGCGATCATCAGCGACTGGTCCAAGGCCGAGGCTGCGCGCGACCCGGGCTACCCGCAGTGCGCCTGGCAGCTCATCCGGGTGGAGTGCTGGCCGGACGACGATCAGGTCGCGTGGGTCGAGCGCCAGATCGCCGAGCGCGAGGCACTTGGCAACGCTGACGGGGACTCAGGCAGTTGGGCGGATGGCGGCCCAGCCGAGTGCCCGCCAGAGCAGCGCTGGGAGAAGCCCGCCACCTTCGCCGTGATGAAGGGCAAGAACAAGCGCGCCACCAAGTTGTGCGACACGCTCATCGAGGCCGAGAGCTACATCGCGGCCCACAAGGACGGCGCGCAGATGCGTGTCGAGGAGAGGCCGGCCGACCCAGTGCGGTGTCGCGACTGGTGCAACGTCAACTTCGCCTGCCCGTTTTGGCAGGCACACGAAGGGAGCAAGGCATGACACTCGATTTCCAGGGCGGGCTTGCGCTGATCTCGGCCCCGCTCACCGACGACGAGGTTGAGTGGCGCATCCAGCAGGCGTTCCCCGACCGCAACAGCGCGATGGTGTTGTGCTACCCCACGGCGCGCACGGTCATGGACCGCTTTGATGCCGCGTTCGGCCCGCAGGGTTGGCAGAACTCGGGCACCGAGACCAAGGCGGGGCAATCAACCGGGTACAAGGTCGGCATCGGCGTGTGCGTCGGTGAGTCGGACGGCATCCTCGAGTGGGTCTGGAAGTACGACGTTTGCGATTGCAGCGACATCGAGGCCATGAAGGGCGCCTGGTCCGGTGCGATGAAGCGCGCCGCCGTGCAATGGGGACTCGGTCGCGAGCTATACAAGCTCGGCACGACGTGGGTTGATCTCGTGGCCGGCAGAGGCCCCGCGGGGTCCAAGTACCACAAGGGCCCCGCGGGGCCGATGCACTGGGTCCCGCCGACCCTCGGAACGGCCCCACGGCAGCCTGCTGTTGACCGCCCGCCTCAGCCAGCCCGACCTGCGCCTGCGCAGGCCCCGCCGCGGGTCGACGCTCAGGTGGCCACCCCTGCCATCCCTGCCACCGCACCCGGCACGGTGTTCCATGGCATCCCCGTGGGCCAGCCTTGCCCCGGAGAGGGCTGCAGCAGCGCCTGGCCGTGCACCGAGCACGCACTCTGCCCGGCTTGCGGCGGACCCTGCTGGGACAACCGGCGAGAGAAGCGCAACCCGAAGGCCCCCGACTTCAAGTGCAAGGACAAGGGCTGTGGCGCCGGAGAGCGCGACCGCGACCACATCAGTGGGTGGTGGACGAACGAGTGGGCCGAGCGCATCAACAAGCTGGTGAGCGGTGAGCCGGTGGAGGGCTACTGCGGCAACCCGGGGCACGGCGAGGGCGGCGGTGATGCCTATGACGGCGCCGATGCCGACGACGGGCCGGGGTGGAACGCGGACCCCGGAGAAGACCTCGCGCACCTCCCGTTCTGATGCTGTAGCCCGTGCCGAGCATCCAGCGCATCACGAGCGAGCTGTGGGGGAGCGGCCCGGCCATCGCTGGGCTCTCCCTCGTGGCCGCGCACGTCTACCTGGCGGCCCGGTTCCTCGCCCTCGAGCATGGGGAGTGCAACTGGGAGGCAGACTCGGGCCGGCCGGGCGACGTCTACCTGCCGAAGCAGCACCTCACCGCCGACGCCTGCTGGCCGCTCATGCCGCGGTCCACCACCGGCCAGCAGGCCAGGGAAGGGCTCGATGAGCTGCTGCAGAGTGGCGCCCTGAGTGACGTTGCCGGCAGCTGGCTGTTCGTCGGGCTCGCATCCGAGCACGCCGAACGCTTCCGGGACCGCGAGCGCAAGCGCACGAAGCGACATGCGTCAGCCACGAAGGTGTCCGGAGGACAGGAGCAGACAGCAAGGAGGGAGGCGGCGACGACATCGAGCCGGGCGCTGGCCTTCCTGTCGTGGTTCTCGCAGCGGTATCAGGCGACTCAGGGATGCGCGTATGTGCCCAGCAAGACGAAGGATACGGCCTGCGCCAAGAGGCTGCTGGCGGCGCTGGATCGGAGAGACCTGGCACAGCGGGTCGAGAACTTCCTAGCGTCGGACGACCCGTGGCTGGCCAAGGTGGGCAAGGGCGTCGGCGCCTTATCCTCGAACATCAACAAGCCGTGCGTCACTGGCGTTGCGGCACCACAGCAAGGGAGTGCGCGTGTCGACAAGAGCATCGACAACATCCGGCGAGCCTTCGCCGATCGAGAAGGCCCTGACCATACTGGCGGCGGCATACCCATCGGCTGAGCTGAGCGAGTCCACTGTCGGGCTGTGGGCCGCTGAGTTCGGGCGCGTGTCGGCAGACGTGCTCGACAAAGCTGTGCGCATCACCATGCGCAGCGAGCGGTTCTTCCCGAATCTGGCGACATTCATGGACACCGTCATACGGGTGATGGGAGGCGAGTTGATGGCCCCCGACGAGGCATGGGCGCAGGTCGAGAGCGCCAGGCGTGCTGCCCCTGGCACGCGCATGGACCTCCTGCACGAGTCCGTGCAACAAATGGTCATCGACATGGAGTATTCACCGTTCGACGTAACTGCTGACGCGCAGCGGCTTTCCAGCGTGCAGAGAACTTTTCGCGCACTTTGGTCTATAAGAAGGCAGAAGGCTCTGGACGATGCGCTCGGCGGTGCGGTAGTATCGCGCCCTCAAATGCCTGCGGCGGGCGCAACGGAGCGCATCGCCGACTCACAACCATCTAGAGAACAGTGATATGCCCGACCTGAACGTCGTCGAGACCAAGGACGTCCTCACCCGCCGCACCGTGTCCGCGGACATGAAGCCGCTGGTGGACAACATCCGCAACATCCCGGTCAACCGCAGCGTCGAGGTGGTCTGCGCCGACGCGGACGAGGCGATCGGCTACAGCAACGCCGCGCGCCGCGCACTCGAGAACGGCTTCCCCTACAGCGAGCGCGAGGAGAAGCAGTGCCACCTGATGGTGTCGCTCACCACGCACGGCAACGACGCCCCGGGCGACGACGGCAAGACGCCGCGCCGCGTGGTGTACGTCCACAAGCTGCCTGGGTTCAAGCCCAAGGGCACGCGCAAGCCCGACGCCGATGGCGAGTCGGCGGGCACCGAGGGCTGATCCAGGCTGGGGGCGAGTCATGGGCGAGTGCAAGGAATGCCTTCGGCTGAGCGAGGCCGGGAAGCGGCTGCAGGCCGAGGCCAGACGTATGCGTGAGGAGCTGGTGACAGTCAGGCGCCGTGTGGCAGAGCTTGAGGCCGCCGAGCGTATCCGGTCCAGTCGGCCTGAGTCACCGGCCGACAAACTCCGCAGGGCGTTCGGGCTGTAGCCGTGAACGCGCGCGAGATCACGCGATGCGAGTGTCGTTCCGGTACCTGCAGGGCGGGTCACCGCGGCAGGTGCTGGAACATGCACGGGCAGGTCAACATGCTGTCCAGTGCGGTCGAGAGGCTCGAGGCGGTCGAGTCCTCCGGCAACGTCAGGATGCTGTGCGAGGAGTGCGCTGATGGCAAAGGGAAAGCGAGTGTGGCCGCAGCCAGGGGACGTCCTGCGGGTAATCCATGACCCCAGGACAGGACAGGAGCGAGCGGGCCTGCATGTGCTGATCCGGTACGAGGGCGAGTACGCTCACATCAGGACGCCTGGCGTGCCGGGCAGCGACGAGCGCCTCCCGAAGTCGCAGGTCTATAAGGGCAAGGCGCCTGGCGGGTCGAAGCCGTCGGTGGAGGACCGAGCGTGACCTACCCCAAGACACTCTCCCGCGCAATCGTCGCGGCGGCGGGGGAGGGGTGATGGACCAAGAGCACACCCACAGAGACAGCAGGGGTCGGTATCGGCTGGTCGAGCGCATGGAGCGTTCTCAGGGCATCATTAAGCGCCTCTCCGCCGAGCGCAACGCGCTGCGCCTGGCCCTGGCGAGGATCAGCGAGGGACGCGGCCGGTACAGCCAGGACCAGCTCACGCACGCCAGCAACGCCGTCGAGGACATGAAAGCGCTGGCCGTCGAGGCGCTCGGAATGTCAGCCGATGAGATCGCCGCTCTTATCGCAGCGGCAGAGGAGGAGGACTGACCATGTACTACGAAGAGCGATTGATTGACGGCCGCCTCATGTATCGCAGCACGCCGGATGGCGTGTGGAACCTAGTGGACGCCGAGCACCCACCGTCCATCGCCGAGCGCGACGCCCTGCGGGTGGCGCTGGGGAGGGTCATCCTGTGCCACATCGAGGGGGATTGGAGCGTGCCGGATGTGCTGGTGGACGGGTACGCAACCAACGCCGAACTCGCCGACGCCTACGGGCTGCCCAGTGAGGTGGCCCTCCGCGCCTGCATCGACGCCGCGAAGGAGGCCGACGAATGACAGCCGCCGGCTGCAAGCACGAAGAGACCGTAGTTCGGGACGGAAAGAGGTTCTGCGCTCTGTGCGGCATCTGGTGCCCGACGTTTAGCGAGTTCCTCGGTGACGCTCCGGAGTCCGACGAATGACCCCCTACACAGTCGAAGACGACCCGACGCCCCGGCCCGTGTCGTACACGATGCGGCCTGACACGTGTCACCACCCCGACCACCAGCCGCCGACGATGATCGTAGTGCCTGCTGGCAAGCGGCTTGTCCATGTGTGCGAGGGCTGCGGCAAGCGGACGGTGATCCGGGGGCGAGTTGTGTTTGGAGTTACGCCATGACCTCCTACGCCGCCCACGTCCAAGCCTACCCCGACTGCATCGCCCAGACGCCGGAGGAGATGGCGGTCGAGGCGGCGCTGGCGATGGGCGGCGCCATGGATGAGTACGGCTACGGATCACTCTGGGAAGCCGGGGAGTGGCACCGCATCCACTCCTACACCGACCCCGTCCACGCCACCGAGCTGCTGGCATTCACGGCGTTGGGCCCAGCGTATATCAGCGTGCGCGTGTACCCGGTGGAGTTCGCCGACGGCATGCGCTGGTACGCCGAGTTCGAATCCGAGGTGGGGTGCAGGGAGGAGCAGATCGTGCGCGACACATTCCCCGCCGCCAGCACCACGGCCTGCCTGCTGGCGCTGCGCCAGTATTGGAGGGTGTGATGAGTCATCCGAACATCGTCACCGTCGCGTCCGTGCTGCGGTCCGAGGAGAACATCACGCAGCTCCCAAGCGGCAAGTGGGTGCCTGCGCGCCCGGTGGGGTACGCGAGCCTCGGCCGACGGTTGCGCGCTGCATGGCTCGTGTTCACGGGGCGGGCTGACGCGCTCACATGGGAAGGCCAGCCATGACCACCCCCAACAACCCCGACGTACAGCTGGCCGTGCGAGCGGCGGGGTGGTGCGGGTGGCCAGTGTCTGGGCTGTCCGCGCTAGCTCCCCAGCGCGTCATCGGTAGCACCGAGCACTGGTGCCTTCATGAGTCGCTGGTAACCGGCCCGGAGGCTGACCACCTCCTCGTCGCGCTGCTGGCTAAGTGCCGACTGGAGGGGATCCTGTACGCCTACAACTACAACGGCATCGACGTGTCGGCCCATGCATGGCGGACCGGAGATGCGACCCTGCCTTCGTCGGAGGGGTCCACCGACCTCCGCGCCCTCCTCCGCGCCCTCGACGCAGCCGGAGTGTTGCCGTGATCGAACACTGCGCCAAAAGCCCAGATGGCACCCACTGCGTCCGCCCAGGACACTGGAGAACGAGATGACGGAGATTGAGATAACGACGACTGACGGGATGATTCCCTGGGACGGGACAG